TTGCTTTGGATGTGAATGGAACTGCAAGGGTTCAGGGGGCTATTACTATTACAGGCTCGACTACGGTGCAGGGGAATTTGATTGCTAGTTTTGTTTTTGGTGGATTAAATAATAGTACTACCATTTATGCTGATGCTCCTATTGCTAGCGGAGTAGTTATTCAAAGGTCAAACAGAGGTGCAACTGCAACAAGCCCAATAGTAATATTTAGTCACGATACTTTAGGTGAACAAGCAAGATTACTAAGCAATGGATTACTTGCTTTGGGCACTAATTCTCCGAACGCATCTGCGATTCTTGATATTACATCAACAACTAGAGGCTTCCTTCCTCCAAGGATGACTACAACGCAAAAGAATGCGATTGCTTCTCCAGCTACGGGACTTGTTGTATATGATACTACTTTAAATAAATTAGCGGTATACACAGGTGCTGCTTGGGAAACGGTGACAAGCTTGTAGAATTATGATTATCTATAAAATAACAAATAAATAAAAATGAAAACAATTGAAGCAGTCCAAATTTGGGACAACGGAAAAGTACAAGAGGCGAAGATTCTAAACGCCTACGCCATCAATGTTACACTTGGTACATCTGCTACATTCTACTACTCTCTTCTTACAGAGAACGTAGACCTATCCGTAGGGCAGCAGGTAGCACAAGGTAATCTAACAATGACAGGTGAAGCATACGCTCAGTGGGAAGTGGACTCCTACGCATGGGATTGGGTTGCAGAACAGTTGAACCTTACCATCACTGGTGAATATATAGCACCACAACCTGAACCTATAACTGAAGAATAATCATGTCAAAAATAAGTTCATACTCTACAGATGCCACATTATCTTACAGCGATAAGTTAATCGGTACTGATACTCAGGATAGCAACATCACTAAGAACTATACTATCGGTAGCATTTTATCAATGCCTCTACCATCCGTACCTGTCTACGCTAACAACGCAGCAGCACTAGGTGCTGGTCTTGTGGCAGGGAACGTGTACCGAATCACAGGAACAGACCAACTAGGGGTGGTACATTAAGTACCTACCCAACTAAAATCTAATCTAATGGACATAAGAAAAATATCAATAGGCCCAGATTACAAGGGTGGATCAATGCATTACATCGTGGGTCAGAAGGTGCTTGGTGATAGCCATGAGATTCATCTCATTAAGTTTACCATAGACACAGGAGCCATTAGGATTTATATTATAAACGAGAAGCAGGAGGTAGTTCTTTGGAAGGAGTTCAACTACACTATGCCTGTTGCAATTGAATACAATATAAACTACTAATGCAGTCCCCATTTGATTTTATCGTGAGGCCAATAAATGGTGAGCGATACAACAACACCAAGGATATTGGTGGCATTGAGTTCATTGTAAACACATCAGAGGAAGAACATAAGTTCTCCAATAGATATGCTGAGGTGATTGAGGTGCCCTATGGATATGATGGTCCTATTAAGCAGGGTGATACACTATTGGTACACCACAATGCATTCAAGTTCTACAATGACATTAAGGGTAGACGTAAGAGTGGTCGGTCATTTTTTAGAGACGATAAGTTCTTCATTGAGCCTGATCAGTTTTACCTATATCGTAGAGATGGTATATGGTATACGTATGACCGCTACTGCTTTGTTAAACCTATCCCAGTAATTGAGTCGTATATTAAGAAGCCATTCACTCACGAGCCACTCATGGGTGTGATGGTGTATCCAAATGCATATCTCCTATCTCAGGATATACAGGCAGGGGACCTAGTGTGCTTCAAGCCTGACAGTGAGTATGAGTTTGATGTGGATGGAGAGAAGCTTTATAGGATGTACGATCATCAGATAACTATCAAGCTATGAGAGATCCGAAAGAAATTAAGCTGAAGATAATTGAGGCAGGGCACCAGGCTGTAGAGCAGCTTATTAAGGTGGCCAAGGAGGCTATCATTAAGCATGATGATGAGGATGAACTTTCTGCTGATAGATTAAAGAATGCGGCAGCTACAAAGAAGTTAGCCATCTTTGATGCGTTTGAGATTCTCAATAGAATAGAGGCTGAGCGTGAAGCTCTTGATATGTTGGATAAGGGAGTGAACAGAACAGAAACCAAACAAGGATTTGCAGAGCGAAGGTCTATATCGAATCGTTAAGGACTACGTCCCTCAGAACGCTTTAAGTAAAAAGAACAGCGGAAGGACATGGATGTACGGCTACAATGAGCAGTACGATATGGTCGTTATATCTAGGACCGGAGAGATAGGTGATATCATAAATATCTCTGGTCTGATTGTGGCATTACCTAAGGCACCTAAGGATTGCTTCTCAAGGAGCAAGAACATCAGGGATCAGTACTGGGAAAGACAGGATCTACCAAAGGAGTTGTCAAAGATACAGTCAATCTTCCATTGGAATGAGATGCCTGCTGAGTTTAAGGACAGCTGGGTAGACTATATTGAGACTGAGTTTAATAGGCGTGAGGATGGCATGTGGTTCATGAACAATGGTGAGCCGACATATATCACAGGGTCTCATTATATGTACTTGCAGTGGTCCAGCATTGATGTGGGATACGCAGACTATCGTGAGGCTAACCGAATATTCTTTATATTCTGGGAGGCATGTAGAGCAGACCCTAGGTCATTTGGTATGATTTACCTAAAGATTAGACGTTCAGGGTTCTCGTTCATGTCATCATCTGAGTGCGTTAACATAGCTACTCTTGCTCGTGACTCTCGTGTTGGCATACTATCAAAGACAGGTGCTGATGCTAAGAAGATGTTCACTGATAAGGTGGTCCCAATAAACAGCAGGCTGCCATTCTTCTTCAGACCTATTATGGATGGTATGGACAAGCCAAAGACTGAGCTTGCGTATCGGGTACCTGCATCTAAGATTACTAAGAAGAACATGTCCACTGTTGGAGACAACGATGTGCTTGGCCTAGATACCACCATTGACTGGAAGAACACTGAGGAGAACTCTTACGATGGTGAGAAGCTACTATTCTTGGCACATGATGAGAGTGCTAAGTGGACTAAGCCAAATAATATTCTAAACAACTGGAGAGTAACTAAGACCTGTCTCAGGGTGGGTAGTAAGATTATTGGCAAGTGCATGATGGGATCTACATCGAATGCTTTGAGCAAGGGTGGGGACAATTATAAAAAACTATATGAGGATTCAAACGTGGTTAGTAGAAACGCTAACGGACAAACTAAGAGTGGGTTATACTCATTGTTTATACCAATGGAATGGAACATGGAGGGATTCATTGATAGGTATGGTATGCCTATACTTAGAAAGCCTAATGCTCCTATACTTGGTGTTGACAACCAGATGATACGTAACGGTGCTATAGACTACTGGGAGGCTGAGGTGGACTCATTGAAGAATGATGCCGATGCACTCAACGAGTTCTATCGCCAGTTCCCTCGTACGGAGAGCCATGCGTTCAGGGACGAGAGCAAGTCATCTATCTTTAACTTAACTAAAATCTATCAGCAGATAGATTACAATGACTCAATGATTGAGGGTCAGATGGTTACACGTGGTTCGTTCCACTGGAAGGATGGGGAGAAGGACAGCAAGGTTGTATGGACACCTGACCAGCGTGGCAGGTTCTTAATTAGCTGGGTCCCTCCTACCAACATGCAGAACAATGTGGTGAATAGGAACGGAATGAAGTACCCTGGCAACGAGCACCTTGGCTCATTTGGCTGTGACCCATACGATATCTCTGCCGTAGTAGGTGGGAGAGGATCTAATGGTGCATTGCATGGTATGACTAAGTACCATATGGACGATGCTCCTGCGAACCAGTTCTTCTTAGAGTACATTGCTAGACCGCAGACTGCTGAGATATTCTTCGAGGATGTGTTGATGGCATGTGTGTTCTATGGGATGCCAGTGCTTGCAGAGAATAACAAGGCACGTATACTATACCACTTTAAGAACAGGGGGTACAGAGCGTTCTCGTTGAACAGACCTGACAGGGTGCTTAATAAGCTTAGCAAGACAGAGCGTGAGCTTGGTGGTATACCTAACTCAAGTGAAGAAGTTAAGCAGGCACACGCCTCTGCTATTGAGTCTTACATTGAGAAGTTTATTGGGTTTGACATGACATCTACCTACCGACCAGCGGATGAGATAGGCACAATGCCATTCATTAGAACACTTGAGGACTGGGCGAAATTTGATATTAATGACCGAACAAAGCACGATGCATCAATCAGTTCTGGATTAGCTATAATGGCAAATCAAAAACATGTATATTTACCAGATAAAAAAGAGTCGAAAATTAGTGTTAATTTCGCAAAGTACGCTAACACTGGAAATCAAAGTCAAATTATTAGATGAAAGATGTCGTAGTTAATATATCTTCAACAGCATTTCCAAGCCAGTTTCTTTCGGATTCGGAGAAAGCTAGCCCTGAGTTTGGTCTTCAGGTTGGTCAAGCCATTCAGTATGAGTGGTTTAGAAAAGATGGAAGTCAATGTAGATATTACAATCAGTGGGCTGAGTTTAATCGCTTGCGTTTATACGCACGTGGTGAGCAGTCCATTCAGAAATATAAGAATGAGTTAGCGATTGATGGTGACTTGTCTTACCTAAACCTTGACTGGACTCCTGTACCTATCTTACCAAAGTTTGTAGACATTGTCGTTAACGGCATGAATGACAGACTATTTAAGGTTAAGGCGTATGCACAGGATGCAATGTCTCAGGCAAAGAGAAGTAAGTATCAGGACATGATTGAGAGTCAGATGCTTGCTAAGGACCTGCTCTCTAAGATACAGAATGAAACTGGAGTTGACCCATTTGTAACAAATCCAGAGGAGCTTCCTCAGACTGATGAGGAGCTATCACTATACATGCAGCTTAAGTATAAGCCTGCGATTGAGATAGCTGAAGAGGAGGCTATCAATACAATATTTGATGAGAACCACTACCAGGATACACGTAAGCGTATTGACTATGACCTTGCTGTTATTGGTATTGGTATTGCTAAGCACGAGTTCCTACTAGGGTCTGGTGTTGAGGTGTCCTATGTAGACCCAGCTAATGTTGTGTACAGCTACACTGAGGACCCATTCTTTAAGGACTGCTTCTATTGGGGAGAGATAAAGACTCTTCCAATGACAGAGCTACTAAAGATTGACCCGACTCTTACACGTGAGCAGATGGATGAGATATCCAAATACTCTCAGAGCTGGTATGACTATTACAATGTAGCTCGATTCTACGAGAACAGTATGTTCTATCGTGATACCTGTACCCTTCTTTACTTCAACTACAAGACCACTAAGAAGATGGTCTACAAGAAGAAGATACTTGAGGGTGGAGGCAGTCGGATTATAGAGAAAGATGACAAGTTCAATCCTCCTGTAGAGATGATGGAGGATGGGAAATTTGAGAAGATTGAGAAGACAATTGACGTTTGGTATGATGGTGTGATGGTGATGGGCACTAACTTCTTGTTGAAGTGGGAGCTATCAGAGAACATGGTAAGACCAAAGTCTTCTTCTCAGCATGCTATACCAAACTATGTGGCATGTGCACCACGCATGTACAAGGGAGCTATTGAGTCGTTGGTTAGAAGGATGATACCTTTTGCTGACTTGATTCAGTTGACTCACTTGAAGCTACAGCAGGTCATTGCACGTACGGTACCAGATGGTGTGTTCATTGATGCGGATGGATTGAATGAGGTTGACTTGGGAACAGGTGCGGCTTACAACCCAGAGGATGCGTTGAGACTATACTTCCAGACAGGTAGTGTTATTGGTCGAAGCTATACCCAGGATGGTGAGTTTAACAACGCACGAGTTCCTATTCAGCAGCTTACATCTAACTCAGGTGCGGCTAAGACTCAGATGTTGATTGCTAACTACAATCACTATCTAGATATGATTCGTTCTGTGACTGGTCTCAATGAGGCTAGAGATGGATCTAACCCTGACCCTAATGCATTGGTTGGTGTACAGAAGCTTGCAGCTCTTAACTCTAACACAGCTACTAGACATATCCTTGAGAGTGGTCTATTTATTTACCGCACACTTGCTGAGGCACTTACGTATCGTGTTGCAGATATTTTGCAGTACGCTGACTTTAAGGATGACTTCGCTAATAAGATTGGTAAGTACAACGTATCTATCTTGAACGACATTAAGGATCTGTACATCTACGACTTTGGTATCTTCATTGAGATATCTCCTGATGAGGAGCAGAGAGCACAGCTAGAGGCAAACGTACAGATGGCATTGTCTAAGGGTGACATCAACCTTGAGGATGCTATTGACATCAGGGAGTTAAAGAATCTTAAACTTGCTAACCAGCTACTTAAAATGAAGAGGGTTAAGAAGCAGGAGAGAGAGGAGAAGATGATGATGCAGAAGCAGGACATGATGGCTCAGCAGCAGTTGCAGTCTCAGGAGTTTGCTGCTCAGGTAGCTATGCAACAGCTTCAGTTGGATACCCAATCCAAGATGCAGATTAAGCAGGCAGAGGTTGCGTTCGATATTGAGAAGCTAAAGGCAGAAGCTGAGCTAAAGAGAATGTTGATGGCTGAAGAGTTTAACTATCAGATGCAGATTGCTGGTGTCAAGGAGACCGCACTTGCAGATAGAGATATGATGAAGGAGGACTCTAAGGCTAAGCGAATTAGTCAGCAGAATTCTGAGCAGTCTAAGTTGATTAATCAGAGGAAGAACAACTTACCTCCACTGAGTTTTGAATCCAATGAGGATACGCTCGATGGGTTCGACATGGCAGAGTTTGAGCCACGTTAAAAAAAAATATATATTTGTAACATAAAATCTAATTAAATGGAAATCAAAGTAAGATCACTAGAAGGAGTTGAGCCTAAAAGTGTACAAGAAGTAGAGAGAGAACTACTTGAGAAACATGAAAAAGAACTCAATGGAGAATTACAAAACGAACTTGTTATTGATACTACTAGTATTGACAATGGAGTTCAGGATACTACTTCGCAAGAAGAAGAACTATCTGAAGAAAAAGTTCTTTCATATATTGGGAAGAGATACAATAAGCAGATAAACTCATTTGATGAGTTAATGGATCAGAGACAGAGCAATGAAGAATTGCCTGAGGATGTTTCAGCTTATTTGAATTACAAGAAGGATACTGGCCGTGGCTTTGATGATTTCCTAAAGCTTAGGAAGGATTACGATGCGATGGATCAGAATCAACTTCTTAGAGAGTACCTTGCAGATACACAGCAGAATCTAGATGACGAGGACATTGAGGTCTTGATGGAGGATTACACCTTTGATGAGGACCTAGATGATGAGTCAAAGATTAAGCATGTAAAGATTGCAAGAAAGAAAGCTATTGCCGAGGCTAAGAAACATTTCAATTCTCAGAAAGAAAAATATAAGCTTCCGCTTGAGTCAAGTGGAATGGGCTTATCTCCAGAAGAGAAAGAAGAATTTGAGGCTTATCGTCAGTATACAAAACAGTCAAAGAGTATAGAGGAGGAAAGTAATCGGAAGCGTAGATGGTTCGACCAAAAGACAGAGGAGGTCTTTAGTAAAGACTTCAAAGGATTTGAGTTCGACATTAACGAGAAGAAGATTTTATTTGCTCCGGCATCTGGTTCTGAATTAAAGAGTGCTCAGTCAAGCCCATTGAACTTTGTTAATAAGTTCTTGGATGACAGTGGACTAATTAAGGATGCAGCTGGATACCACAAGTCTTTGTCTATCGCAATGAATCCTGAAAAGTTTGCCAAGTTCTTTTATGAGCAAGGGCAAGCGGATG